TGAAAGCTTTTACCCAGGAGACAGAATACGGAGGGCTAACAGAAAGCGATACCAATGTAGATAAGTGGGCCGCTATGAAATGGGTACAGGCAAAAGAGAAATTACAGGGCGGTATATTTTCAAGTGTTCGCCAGGCATTGTTTACAATTAGATACAGCGATAACGTGAGCGCAGTAAACTCACGCGATACGATCACCTTTGAAAGCTCAATATTTGACATTCAGAGCGTCGCATATAAAGGACTAGGAAACAAGGCATATATAGAACTAATAGCACAAGCAAGAGAATAATGCTAACTACTAACATAATAGGCGGAAAAGCTATAGAGAGGGCTTTAATGAACGCCAGCGATAAGCTTACACGTAAGGTACTGCTTAGCGGTATGCGTGCAGCAGCTACGCCATTAGTGAAAGCTATGCGGGCTAATACTCCTGTAAGCGGTAGAGATTATAAAAACGCTAAATATAAGCGGTCAAGCGGAGACCTTAAAAAGTCTATAGGCAAGATCACAGGACGCAGTAAAAAGTTTCCTAGCATATATGTAGGGCCTAGAGTGAAAGGTAAATGGTCAAATTCAGGATATATAGGCCACTGGGTAGAGTTTGGAAGCGATACAGGCTATGATGTACCCTTTGCAGGGCGAAGATTCGCACAGAAAGCCTACGAGCAAGCAGGACCACAAGCCCTGGCAATACTAGACGAGAAAATACTAAAGGCAGCAATGAAATTCTTAAAGTAATGGCTTACGGAGCAGATATAGGGAAGGCAATTTACAGCGAACTAGCTGGGAATTCTACTATAATAACACTTATAGGGAGCGCCTCAAAGATACAGCCCAGCGCGATCTATACGGCAAGCCCTACAGCTGGCATATTTTACGATATTCTTAGCGTAGATAATGAGAATACTAAGACGACAAGCACAGCAGACCTAACGGCTGTTACCTTTCAAATAGAATGCTTTATGACAAATTATAAAGATTTGATAAGACTAGGAACAACAGCGCAGGGGGTACTTGATAAGATAGGGGCTGGGACCTACAACGGCGTACAATTACAGAGCTGCGTAATGCAGAGCCAGAGTACTGATTTTGATGGAGCTAATAAGCTCTATTATATGCAAACGACCTATAAAGCCAGAGTAGTAATTTAAAGCAAAGCTATGTATAAACTAAAACTAAAAGAAGCTTGTAAAGTTTCGGGCCTAGACCTAGCTGCTGGGCAAATAATACAAACGAAAAATGCCGCTTTAGCCAGAGAGCTATGCGACGAAGATAAGGCCGTGCTTTTACGCGGTAAATTAAAAAAAGTAAAAACCACTAAAAAAGCAGAAGATGGCACTAATTAACGGAACTGACCTAATTTTAAAAGTAGGCACAAGCGATTCAACGGAGGTAATTGTCGCACACGCTACAAATTGCTCCCTGGAGTTATCAATGGACGAGAGAGATATTACTTCAAAAGACAGCGCAGGCTGGAAAGAGATCGCAGGAGGGTTAAGAAACTGGAGTATTTCTACAGATGCACTTTATGACGCTACAGACTTAGGAGCAACAAAAACTGATTTTGTGGCCTTATTCGACCTAGTAGACGCACGAACAAAGATTTACGTTGAGTTTACAATACTAAGCCCAGCTACAGGAGATTATATCTATACAGGCGAGGGCTATGTAACGAGCTTATCACTTAGCGGAGGCGTAGAAGATACGGCTACTTATAGCTGTAGCATTACAGGAACTGGAGATTTAGACAAAGCTGTAACGTCGTAATATGAAAGCACGCCCAATCAGAATAGCAGGTAAAATATACCCTGTAAAATATGGCTTTGCTGCCTTGCGTAATTATTGCGAGGTTACGGGATCAACATTGGAGGACTTCGATAAGTTTAAAGATGATGTAACTATAACTCAGGCTATAGCTATATGCTGGGCAGGCTTAAAAGATGGGGCTAGAGTAATGAAAAAGCCCTTTGATATGGAGCTTGACGATGTGGCGGATCTAGTTGATGTAGATGAAGAAGCGCTCTTTAAAATTATGGCAGTATTTGCAGAACATTACGGATCAGCAGAGGACGCTAAGCCTAAGAAAAAAGGCACAAAAAAAAAGTAGACGAGGCTACAGAGGAGGGCTATAAAAATTTTGACCAACTAGAAGCCGTCGCTTTTGGCTGGCTAAACTTAACACCTGAACAGCTTGATAATCTCACCCCAAGAGAGTTTAATAATAAACTAAGGGGATTTCAGCAGCTGTACGAACTAAAGAGCCGCGATAACTGGGAGCGTTCCAGACTATTAGCCAGCACCCTACTAATGCCGCACACGAAAAAAGGCAAAGGAATAGAACCTCAAAAGCTTTGGCCTTTTCATTGGGATAAAAAGAGCGAAACTCCTAAACCGCTAAGTGCTGAGCGAATTAAGTATATAGATGAAAAACGTAAACTACTAAAAGATGGGCTTAAAAAAGGCAACGGTAAAGCTTGGAGCTGATATAAGCCAGTTTCAAAGTAAGATGAAAAAAGCCTCGCGGAGCTTTAAGCGAATGGGGCACTCTATGAAGCGATTAGGTAAATCGATGAGTATGAGCCTAACTTTGCCCCTTGTAGCTTTTGCAGCTGCGAGCGTCAAGGCTTTTGACGTTCAAGCCAAAGCCGAGGCTAAACTACTCACGGCCTTAAAAGGTAACGAGGCAGCTTTTAAAAGCCTAAAAAAACAAGCCCAGGAACTACAGAAAATAACTTTATTTGGCGATGAGCAAACGATGGCAGCTCAGTCGATGTTGGCTAGTATGGGACTAGAGGAGGAGGCAATAAAACGCCTTACGCCACTTATCCAGGATATGGCCACCGCTAAAGGGATGGACTTAAAGGCCGCTGCTGATCTAGTTGCCAAGTCTGTTGGGAGTAGTACAAATGCTCTTTCCAGATATGGAATAACTATAGAGGGGGCAGTAGGTAGCACCGACAGGCTAGATAGTGCTGTAGAGGCTTTAAGCGGTCAATTCTTAGGGCAAAGTGAGGCAGCAGCAAAGGCTGGAGCTGGAGGGCTTACGCAATTAAAAAATGACTTTGGCGATCTGATGGAAACTATAGGCGAAATGCTTATGCCTGTTCTTAATAAATTAATAGAGAAAGTAAAAGAGGGAATAGGATTTATAAAAGGGTTAAGTAAAGCACAAGTAAAAAATACGATGAAATGGCTAGCACTAGCCGCAGCTATTGGCCCAGTATTAATAATAATAGGGCAGCTTTCTATAGCAATAGGCGTATTGACTGCAAACCCTATAATACTGATCTTAGCAGGGATTACAGCTTTAGCTTTAAAATTAAGAAAAGATTTCACGCCAGCCGTTAATGCTGCATTTATAGCTGAGAATAGACTATATAAACTGCGTAAAAAATACGGTGATGACTTAGACTCTGGAAAGAGAACGGCTACAGGCCAGTTAGATGTGGCTTTTATGGTTGGCTCTGGTAAGGAAAATGTAGAGGCTGAAATTAAGAAAACCGCCTCCGCAATAGATATCTTAACAAAGGCCCTTGGTAAATACGTAGATATGCCTATTGCTGAGGTGCCAATGGGAGGGATGGGGGATGCTGGACCACTTCCTAATTTTAAAGATTTAAGAAAGCAGTTATTCAATGCTAAAGAGGATTTAATTAATTTAAATTTTGCTTTAATTGATGTAAATAAAGAAGAGGCAAAGACAGCCGCAGGGTTAGCGAAAACTAGTAAAGCCTTAAAGACTCAGGAGGAAAACGCCACCGCTTTAGCAATAGCAGAAGAACAATTAGCAATTCAATTAGCAGCTTTAAGAGCCGAACACGCTGCACTTACTGCACAAATGGCTGAGGAGGCTAGGATTACCGAATTATGGGATAATAGCTGGAAATCATTAGGCCAGACTATGCTAGTAGATGTTGCTGGAGCTTTTGCTACAGCTGTTACAGCTGGGGGAAATATGCTTACTAACTTAGGGAATATGTTTAAAAGTCTACTTAAGCAGTTAGCAGCTATGGTAATAAAAGCCGCTGTATTTGCTGCAATTATGACCGCAATAAGTGGAGGAGCAGCAGCAGGCGGAGCTAGCTTTGGTCAGCTATTTCAAAGCACTTTAACAGGGGCAGCTATTCCAGGGATGGCAAGCGGCGGCCCAGTAGCTGGAAATTCTCCCTATATCGTTGGGGAAGTAGGCCCCGAATTATTTGTTCCAAATAGCAGCGGGACAATTATACCTAATGGGCAGCTAGGAGGAGCGCAGACAATTATACCAGATGTAAGGATCTCAGGAGAGGACTTAATAATTGTATTTGACCGAGCAAATAGACACCGCAAATCTTTAGGATAAATGGCTTATAAAAATTACATAAATACCTTTTATTCTGAGAAAGGCAATAGGTGGGATATTGAGATCTGGTCTCAATCAGATACCTCCGAGGATAATACTTTTATAACAGGCGCAGGGGGATTTAAATTATCTTATAAAGGCTCTGACGACAGAAACCAAGTAACTAAATCCTCAGAAGTTACTATACCTTTTATAGTTGAGGATTCTACACAAGAGACCTACTTAACTACATTATTAGCAGCAGATGACCAGGAATATTTTGTTCTTATAAGGAGAAATTTTGTAGTCTTTTGGTGGGGAGGACTAAGGGCAGGTTTTGACTCTATAGAAAATAACTACTTTCCATATGAAATAACCTTAAAAGCAAATGATTTCATAGGGGATTTAATAAACCTTAAAAGCGCCTCAGTTATACCAGATGATCCGTTAACTAGTATCGGAACAATATTAGGGGATCAGTATTTTAATCACACTAAAATTTCTAGTAACGGCTTTTTAGCTGCGGCTTTCCCTTTTGGAGTTAATGAGCTAATATGTAGGTTAAATAATAGATGGGTAGGCCAGGGGCAGCAGAATTTAACTACAATCAATCCATTTGCACAGCAGTATATAGACGTTAATAACTTTATTGACTCTAACTATCCAGATAAGTATTCAGGAGCAGCAGCCTTTAAGGGGATTTTAAGGTCTTTAGGTATGCAAGTCTTTCAGGCTGATGGAATTTATAATATTATTCAGCCTTTTAGCCTGGCGAATGACGATATAATAAGTAGGAGGAAAACTTCTACTGAAGCTGGTGAGTGGTTTACTTATGGTGTCGAATATGAGACACTAGAGACTAGACAAAACGCCTCAAATAATACCGCAGACACCCCAACTGTAGACTCTGGATTTATAGGGAGTGAATGGCTAGAAGAACCAGCGAATTTTACTACCTGGACAGCTCAAGGCTCTGTAACTTCAATCACTAGCAACTCGTTTAATATTGCATTAATTACTTCCTATCTTTATATAACATTAACTGAGGGAGATTATCACGTTTCATTCTCTCAAAATACGGCATTGACTCAGATAGTTTTCGCTAATACTTCGGGCGCTGATAATATACTATTGACAGAGTCGGGGGCAGCAAATTTTCAGATCGGAGCTACAGGGGGAAGATTAAAGATAATGAGTACTACTACAGGGACTAAATCTGTAGAGTTTATAGGTCTACAAAAAGGATATTTAGCAAATAGAACTTTTTTAGCAGGCCAGCGGTGGAGATATGAGAGACCACTTTCAAAAGTGTTGGCCTCCTTTGATTATGGAACAGATGTAGCCTTATTAGAGTCTAATGCATCCTCTACAACAAACTCTATATATACAGCACTTACAACAATAGGAGCAATAAGTAGCAGCAACCTAGAGGGAGCGTCTTTTCATTTTGATTTCCAATATTTTGAACGATTTGATACTGTGGGAACAACTGTAGGAGATGTAGGCGGGAGTGTAGAGGTTAAAATTAGAGTAGGCTCCTGGTATTTAGCTGGATCTATATTCTCAAATTATTGGACAACCACTATATCAACTGTAGTAATTGATATTCCAACTGATACAGGAAGCTCGGCTCCGATGTATGCATCGTATGAAGAGGGCCCTACTTTAATGCTGCCTGAATGGATGGCCTCAGCTGGAGCTTTACCTCAATTAAGTATTAATTTGGATATTGATCTGCCTACGATTCCAGTTTCAGGCTCTATAGAATTTCAATTTATTACCTCAACAATAGACTTTTATTCTACTATAGTAGATCCTACCGATTTACCTACGCCCATAACATTAGTTAAAAATAACTTGGAGACTAGGTACTCGGTCCACAATATGGGATTAGTAGTAGCAGAGACAGAGGGAGAGACACAGACAGGATTTCAATTCACAGC